AGCCTGACCGCGCGAGCGCAATGCGGGGCAGCCGTCTCGATGAACATCAGCCAGAACGTCGCGAACGGGATTTCGGTCAGGATTTGCTGCGCGACCTCACCGACCAGCGCGCCCTGCATATTGTAGCCGTAGGAGCGGATGGAATACTGAAGCGCGGGCGTCGTGACCTCAGCGGCGGTCTTGAGGTCAACGTAGTCGCCTGAGGCGGTTGGGATAACGTCAGGGCGAACCTTGATCCACAGCCCCGTCTCCGCGTCCTTGACGAAGCCCGAGACTTCGACCTCGCCTTCCAAGATGCCGGTCTGCACCCACGGGTCAGCCTGCATCGACCACGCCATCATCTTGATCGCGTCGAGTTCTTTCGCGGTGACGATGGACAGCCCCTTCGCCTCCTGCTCCGCATTCCACTTCTTGCAGACCTCCGCGTTGTTATTCCACGGCTTTTCCTCAGCGGTTTTCTTGTCGCGGTAGGTCAGCTTCTGCTGGATGAATTTCCGGCTGAAGCCATCCTCACCGAGGAACAGGTGATGCGCGGCTGAGCCGAGGATCATCGCGCGGGAGGTCGGGCGCTCGATGCGCTTCGGGTTCTCAGCCCAGAAGGCAAACATATGCGCGCGCGACTTCGACCAGCACGTCCTGAGGTCGGTCGATGACACGGCGGGTCCATCGCACATGCCAGCCGAATGATATCGCTCGATGGGAATGCCTGAGTACCAACCCGGCTTCGAGATAGGCTTGCCGTTCCACTTGGTGATTTTCAATTCCGCCTCCGTTGAAATGGTGGGGAGAGAAGCCCGACAGCCTCCCTCCCCCGCGCTTGCGCGCGCTCACGGCTGGGGAGCAGGACCATGACGACCGTACCCAGCCGAAGAAATCAGGAGGCGTGAGGTCAACCCCCCACGCCTCCGCAAGGTCCGCTCCCGCCAACTAGCACGCACCAGCAGCGGACCCTGAGCCTCAGGCGGCGACCGCCAACTCTCGCCACTCTGCTTTCGGCAGTTCGATGATCTTCGCGCCGTGGCGCTCCATCGCCGTTGCGTCGTCGTAGTCCTCGACGTCCTGAGCGGCGCGGGTGACGGCGTTGTACAATCCGAAGCGGGTCAGGCTGCCGCCCTCGATCAGATGCTTCAGGATGGAAGTGCCGGTCCCGTCGCTCAGCCCGAATTTCGAGGTGGTCAGCTTCACGACCTTGATCGGGTCGCCCTCGATCACGTCAGTCTGCGTCTCGCTGATCTTGTTGCAGAGCGCGTCGAACTTGGCGCGGTCGAATGCCGCCCTCACCACGTCCCCGACTTGCGCCCATGTTGCCGCGTCGGTCTTGCGCCGCGTCTCGTCAGAGAGAATGGCGTAGACATCCTCGTCGGCAATCGCGTGACGCTTGCCAACGTGATACTTGCGAACGCTGCGCTCACCGAAGGTCGCGAGGTTTGAGCAGAAGCCGTCATAGACCCCGCCGAGAAGGCTCAGCGCGCCATGCCCGACTTCCGAGTTGGAGGCGGTGATGGCGGGCGCGAGTTTCCGCAGGATTTTGTGCTGACCGTCGCCAAACTTTCCGCCGATGGCTTCCAGTTCGCGAACCACGTTCTGATCGACCAGCTTGAGGTACATGCGGCTCTCGGTCAGTTGGCTCGACATCAGCGCCAGCCCCATCTCGCGGGCGGCGGTGAGGACCGGGACCGCGAAGTCCTCGTTCTCCATCGGCATGTAGGCGGGCGAGAGGAAGGCGCGGGCGTTGCCGTCCAAGCCGCGAACCATCCGCTCAGCCGGATATTTCCGAAACCAAGTGTTGACGTTGTTTGCCAGCAGGCGCGGGTCCTCAGCCTTCATCTTGTCGTAGTATTTTTTCGGGATGTCGAAGTGGGTGGCAATCTGATCATGGGCAATCTTGTTGATGCCCATCTTCTCACGGTCAGCGAGGATTAGTTCATTGCCTTCAGTCATTTCCAGCTTCGAGGTCGAGATGACAACGTCGCGTTTCGACTGAGCGCGGCGGGTGATTTCGGCGTCGAGTTGTTCTAGCGAAAGTCCGGTCTTCATGGTTTCTGCTCCTTGTAACGCCGGGTCGGCGCAGTCAGAGCTTGTACCACGCGCCCCGCTGATTTGCCAAGCCCTGCTTTGATTTATTTTCAGAAGCGGTGTAGGGGGAGAGGGAGCGGAATTCGAGAAGGGACCACGATGGCGAAGAAGAAGCCGGATCAGGCGATCAAGAAGATCAAGGAGACGCGCGGGCTGGCCGTGCGGGTGGCTGAGGCGTGCGGCATCGCCCGCAACGCCGTCTACCAATGGGAGAAGGTCCCGGTCGAGCGCGTGCATACCGTTGCGCCCATTCTGGAAATGTCCCCGGAGGAAATCCGCCCCGACATCTTCCGGGTGCCTGCGTGAATTGGAGTGGCGCGGCTGACCGGCTGCTGATCGAACTCTGGGAGAGGGGGCTGACGATGGAAAGGATGGCTGAGGCGATGACGGCAGCCGGTCACCCAGTCGATACCCGAAGCGCCATCTCAGGTCGGATGGGTCGGCTCAGGAAACAGGGCGTGGTGTTCAGCGAGCGCGAGCCGCACCGCTTCACCAAGCCTGCGGAGCCGAAGCCGCCGAAGGTCAGGCTGCCCCCGAAGCCGAAGCAGCCAAGGGGCACCGTCACCCATGACAACGGGGTCGACTACCTCGCCAACCATGACGGATGCAAAGCCGTCCTCGACAGTCGGGGCGGGCGGTATAACCTTCGAAAGTGCTGCGGGAAAACCCGCGAGGCAGGGACGCCGTATTGCTCGGGGCATCTCACCGCGTATCAAAATCCGGGCGTCAGGAAATCACATGGCTAAATCAGCGAAAACCGTCGAGGTCGAAATCACCAAGCGGGATGCGGAGGCGTTCGTCGGCGGCATCCTCGCGCACTTCGAAAACATCGAGAGCGCGAAGGGCACCTACATGCAGGCGGCTCGCTCTGAGCGCGAGGGCATGCAGGCAATCTATGAGGGGCTGGCGGCGAAGGGCATTCCTCAGAAAGTCGCCAAGCTGGAAATCCAGATTGTCAGGACCATCGAGCGGCTGAAGGGGTTGTACTCCGACCTCGAAGCCGAGGACCAGAAGATGCTCGACAAGCTGGCGCGCGCTCAGGCTGACGCGGAGCAGATGAGCCTGTTCGGCATCGACGCGCTGCCGAAGAAGAAGCGGGAGCCGAAGGCGAAGGTGACGAAGCTATCGGTCGTGCCCAACGGCAACGGTGAGCATGCGTCAGACGAACTCGCAGCCGAGGGTGCAGCGTAGCTGGGAGCGGCGGCTGTCTCAGGAGGCAGTCGCCACCCTCATTTTCAACCGGGAGAAATTAACATGGCTGAGAAAAAGATGGGTCCGCGCGAGGCTGAGCTTCGGGCGATGCGTGAGAAGCGCGAGGATGAGCGGGTCAGGGATAACAAGGCGAAGATTGACCGGACGACGAAGTTCAAGACGAAGGGCATCGGCAAGAAGGTCCTGAGCCTCAAGGGTAGCAAGGGGAGAGGCGGATGATCATTACGCTGTCAGACTACTGGCGTGAGAAGGCTATCGAGGTCGGCAAGCAGCGTCAGGCGTCTGCGATTGCGCGCAACGCCGTTCGCTATGGCGTCGGTGAGAACCTTGAGAGCTATCACATCAGCGGAGCGAATGGAGAGGCTGGGGTCGCGAAGCACTTCCGGCTGCCGTGGGACTACACGAAGATTGGCGGCATCGACGTTGGCGGGCTGATTGAAGTGCGCTCGCGGCCAATCGGCAATGACCTCCCCTTTCGCCCCAAGGACCATCCCAAGCGCGCGCTGCCGTATGTCTTGGTCTGGATGAAGCCTGACTACAGCAGCATGGAGTTGAAGGGCTGGCTCTACGGTCATGAGTGCATGCACGAAGATGGCAGCGAGCTTCACAAGCAGCGTTGGAATGCGAAGTCTGGGTGCTGGTACAACCCGCCACCCTATCGCCCGCTCGATGAGTTGATGGCTCTCGTAGACGCTCAGCGAGACAAGGTGGCGTGACGCAACTCTGAGCGCAGAACTCCGCTGCGCTCCATGATGCGACACCCGCATCTCTTGAGGAGACTACCGCGATGAAGAAGTTTCTACTTTCCTGCGTTGCACTGGCCGCACTGACCATGCCTGCCAGCGCGTCCATTACTTTCGAGAGCAATCTGAGCGGCACCGGCGACAACGTCATTTTCAACTCGCTGAGCGGCAATGTCGCGCTGGGTAGTTTGAACGGCCAGCATCAGGGCATCATCGAGTTCAGGGCGCTCGATGTGAATACCTTCCAAGCCGCATCGAACGGGAACGACATCAAGATCAACGGCACGAACAATCTCCAGATTGAAGCGCATGACCAGACTAACTCGTTTCTGATCGGCACCACCACGCAGGTTTTCTCCGTGACCGGCGATGGCAACCTGTTCGCGTTCGTGCGTGCCGTCGATAAGTTCGGAGTTGAGGAGCCTCTCTTCAGCTTCGACCTTGGCGCGCTCAAGAACGGGCAGAACGGCTTCACGTTCAGAGCCAGCGACGGTGAGGTCATGACGCGCCTGACCCTGCTGGATCAGGGCGGCACGATCACGAACTTCGAGCATTACCGGCTCGACGTTGGCGTGGTGCCGCTGGCTGCGGTGCCTGAGGCATCGACGTGGGCGATGATGCTGCTGGGCTTCGTTGGCGTGGGCACGATTGCCTATCGCAAGCGCCGCAAGGAGGGTCACGCTTTCCGCGTTGCCTGATTGGCTCCCAACAATGGTGGCGGCGGCACTCGCCGCCTTCATCGTTGGATGGATTGCTGGCTACCTCTATGACGAATGGAGAAACCGATGAGTGACGTAGGCTATCGCATCGCTGGGATCACGGTCCCCGGCGTGTGCAAGGCGATGGGCGTCGAGCCGACCAAGGACATGATGTGGTCGGTCGGCTTGGTCATCGTCAACAAGTTCAAGCAGACCTACGGCGCGCTGCCGCCGAAGGACTTGCGGCAGAAAACCTATACCGAAGGCGTGCATTGCTTCGCAATCTATCCTGAGCATATGCGCGAGGTGATCGAGAGTGCGATCAGAACGTACGGCGGTGAGAAGGCGAGACAGGGCGACCTTTTCACATGACCTTCAGCGGCAACGTCCTCGCGCTCGACATCGCAACGGTGACCGGATGGGCTTATGGCTCACCCGGCTCCGTCCCGACCTTCGGCAGCATCAGGTTCGGCAAGCCGGGAGGCTCACGCGCTGCTGCGTATCGCGCGTTCAGCAAGTGGCTGGAGAAGGAGTGGAATGTTCGTGACGCGCAGCCCGACCTGATCGTCTACGAAAGCCCTGCGGTGCCGTCGATCATGAGCGGCAAGACCAACATCGACACCATCCGATTGCTGATCGGGCTGGTCGAATATCTCGAAGGCTGGTGCTACGAGAACTTCGAGCTGCGCGAGGCAACGGTGAGCCAAGTGCGCGCGCACTTTCTCGGTCGCAACATGAAATCAGCAATCGCCAAGCCGATGACGATGGCGCGCTGCGTTGAACTGGGATGGAAGGTGACGAACACCGATGAGGCTGACGCATGCGCGCTGTGGGACTACCAGTGCCGCTTCCTGCGTCCTGACCTCGCGAGCAAGACCGCGCCGATATTCTCCAAGGCGCTGATCAGGTGAATAGCGGGGACTTGTCCCTCAGGACAGCTTGACCCTCCCATTGTGATTTGCGGGCTGAGCGCACGCTACATGTAGTAGCGGGAAAAAATTGATCGCGAAATGTGGAGAGTGGGCTTGCCAACTCACCCTGAGTTGGATCAGGCTGACCGAAGTGCGAAGGGGTGAGTCCCGCGAAAGACCCACCCCTTCTAATCAGAGCCTTGATGCAACAAGGGCTGATGCGCTGCCGGAAAACTACTCTGTTCCGCAGCCTCCATCAATCCCCGACCTTCGTCAAGCGTTCCTGAGCGACGGGATGTCCGCGCGCTGATCAGGCGTGTCCACTCCGACTACCCCCTGAACTCGACCAACGCCCTCGCGGGCGAACGCGGACCCATGTCCAAATTCCATCGGGTCACAGCGTCGTAATAAGTAGTAGTTCAGGAAAGGTAAGTGGTTGTTTTCTAAGACCTTCCCTTTCCTGATCTACCACTTGAGAGACTGAGAGACTGGTGGTTGCGCGCGCGAGGCGTGCAGTCAGAACGGGTGAGGCGGTGAGATGGCAAGCGAGGCGACTGACAGAACCTACCGGGCGGCTCAGGGTCGCTGGAAAGAAATTCTGGAGACGCTGTGCGTCCCGCCCAAAGTCTTAGACGGGAAACACCATCCCTGCCCGATGTGCGGCGGCAAGGACCGCTTCCGGTTCACCGACCGCAGCGGCGAGGGCGACTACTTCTGCTCAGGATGCGGAGCCGGGAAGGGGATGCTGCTGCTCATGGGCATGACCGGCTGGGACTTCAGGCGCGCCGCGACCGCCGTAGACGGAGTTGTTGGCAACCTACCGAGTACAAAACCAGCACGAACAGGGGGTGCCGTTCCGGCAAGCATCTCTGACCTCAGGCGTCTATGGGCGCGCGGAGTTTTCCTTGGGGACAATTCCGTGGCTGACCGCTACCTCGCCTCGCGCGGGATCAAGCCGGTTCGTCACGCGGCGCTGAAGTGGGTCGCTTCGCTGAACCACGCGCCGACGAAAACAATGATGCCAGCGTTGCTCGCGCAGTTCTCTGACGCTGACGGCAAGCCGAAGCAAATCCACCGGACCTACCTGACCGACGAGGGGCGCAAGGCTCCGGTCGAGCCGTGCCGGATGTTCATGCCGGGACCGATGCCGAAGGGCGGGGCAATCAGGCTGGGCGCGGCGGCTGAGGTCATGGGCATCGCTGAGGGTATCGAGACCGCGCTGTCAGCGAGCCAGCTTCACAATATCCCGGTCTGGGCGACGACCACGCAGGGGCTGATGCGCGAGTGGCAGCCGCCCGAAGTTGCCAAGCTGATCTTGGTTTTCGGAGATAATGATGGTAGCTTCGTCGGGCAGGCAGCGGCTCATGCGCTGGCGCAACGGCTGATCGAAGAGGCTCAGCGCAACAAGGTCGAGCGCGAAGTCGAAGTGTATATCCCGCCCCGGAAAGGAACAGACTGGAATGACGCCCTCACCCATCCATGACGGAGAGCATCGCGCTCACGTCACCCGCCCCGACCACGGCTACAAGGAGTTCAGCCGCACCAGCAGCGGCGGGGTCATCTACTTCAATCCGGCTGCGCCGCTCGAAAGGCGATGGTTCATCGAGCATGAGCATTTCGGGAATAAGTATTTCTCGAAGCGCGAGGACATCCTGACGTGGACGGTCGAGCAGATGCAGGCGCGGTTCAAGGCGGGGACAGTGCGGTGAGAATTCCATCGCCGCTCAGCACGCTAAAAATGATCGGGCTGATCTTCTTCGCCTTCAGCGCAATCCTCCTGATCTGGACGGTCGCAGCGATGCGGGCGACGGCGTTCGCGATGCTCAGGCTGCAACGATGGTGGAAGGGAGCGCATAAATGATGATTGCTGACGCAGAGTACTGGCATCAGCGGTGCCGGAAGCTGGAGAAGGATGTGACCCGGCTGCGCCGCGCGGTGCATCAGGCAATCGACCATCTCGAAGCGAACGACCTCACCGAAGAGGCGAATGACATTCGAGAGTTGGAGGAGATGGAAGATGCATGAGCTTCGCGAGGATCAGAACGACGCGCTCGAAAGGCTGAGGGCGAAGATTGGAGAGGGTCACAAGCGCATCTGCATGCAGGCTCCGACCGGCTTCGGCAAGACGGTTCTCGCAGGCGCGATCACCCGCAACGCACGCGCCAAGGGCAAGAAGGTGCTGTTCACGGTCCCGGCGATCAGCCTGATCGATCAGACCGTCAGGATGTTCTACGCGCAGGGCATCAGCGAGGTCGGTGTCATCCAAGCCTACCACGCCATGACCGACTGGTCGAAGCCGGTTCAGATTGCCTCAGTGCAGACGCTCATGAAGCGCGACCGATTGCCTGAGGCTGACATCGTGATGATTGACGAGACGCATAGCTGGTTCACCGCCTACGCGACTTGGCTGTCGCATGATGGTTTCCAATGTCCGGTGATCGGGCTGAGCGCAACGCCTTGGACGAAGGGGCTGGGCGATGTCTACAAGGGACCTTGGACGGTCGGTGAAGGCGAGAAGCGCGAGCAATGCCACATCATCGCGTCAACGATTGCCGACCTGATCGAGGCTGGGCATCTCAGCGACTTCAGGGTCTACGCCCCGACGCATCCTGACCTCAGCGAAGTGAAAACGGTCGCGGGCGATTATCAGAAGGACCAACTCTCGAAGAAGATGCAGGACGGCGCGCTGGTCGCGGATGCGGTCGATACATGGAAGCGGCTATGGGGGAAGGACAAGACGCTCTGCTTCGCGGTTGATCGCGCTCACGCCAAGACGTTGCAGATGAAGTTCGAAGCCTCAGGCGTGCCCTGCGGCTATCAGGACGCCTTCACCAAGGATGACGAGCGCGACAAGATCAGGCGCGACTTCCATTCGGGCGCGATCAAGGTGGTGTGCAATGTCGGCACGCTGACGACCGGCATCGACTGGGACGTGCGGTGCATCTCGATGTGCCGACCGACCAAGAGCGACATGCTGTTCGTGCAGATCATCGGGCGCGGGCTTCGAACGGCACCGGGGAAGGATCACTGTCTGATCCTCGATCACAGCGACAACCATCAGCGGCTGGGCTTCGTCACCGACATCGACGCCAGCTACATCAAGCTGAAGGAGGGCAAGACGCCTGCGGGCGGTGACCGCACCGACAGCATCAGGCTGCCGAAGGAGTGCCCGAAGTGCGCCTACCTCAGATCACCGCGCATCTCGACGTGCCCTCAGTGCGGCTTCAAGGCTGAGATGGTCAGCAGCATCAAGGCGGATGAGGGTGAGCTTCGCGAGTTGAAGCGCAAGCCGAAGGTGGTCGAGGAAATGGACCGCGCGGTGTTCTATGCGGAGTTGAAGGCTCACGCGCTCATGCGCGGCTTCAACAGCGGATGGGTCAGCCACAAGTACCGCGAGAAGCACGGCAACTGGCCGCCCCCTCAGTTCAAGAGCCTGCAAGCCGCCGGGACCATCTCGGAGTACACGCGGGGCTTCATCAAGAGCCGCAACATCGCATGGGCGAAGGGGACGGCGAAAGCCGATACCAAGCTGGCGCTCGCTGAGGATGAGGCGGGGCGGCGATACGAGGAAAGGATGCGGCGATGAGCCTCGCTCGATACCTCGATGAGCCGCCGTGGCATGAAGCCCTGATCAACCTGATCGACGCGATGTCTGCCTTCATCAAGGTGGATGTCCAGTACGGCGAGAGCTTTCTGCGCGAGGGCGCGATCAGTCGGGAGGACTTCGACAAGGGGATGGTCGAGACGCGGCAGATGCAAGCGCTGCTGCGGAAGCTGAGGGAGTTCGAAGTGGACCCGACGCTGGAAGGGCTGCTCAGATGAGCGACACCGACCGGCTCGCTGAGGTCAACGGCAGCATCGCTGCGCTCAAGGCGCGGATGCGCGAGTACTGGTCGCTGCGTGAGATGAAGCGCGAGCGGATCATGCGGACGTTTCCCTGCGGTCACATTGAGGTCAACGGCTACACCAAGCTGATCGTGAAGCAGTGGACGCCTGACGGAGCCGAGGCGAGGCACGCCCTCTACCCGGAGTTCGATGAGTTCAATCGGAAGTGGGCACCAGTGAACGACGAGATGCGAATTCTGAAGGCTGAGGCGAAGGCTCTGGAACAGGCGATCACCGCAGCCGCGAAGCAGGCGCAACGCGAAGCGAGAGGGAGGTTGCTGTGAGGTTTGAGCCGATGCCAAGCACCGTACCCAACATGCGGATATGGATGGCGGCGAGCCACGGCTATTCGTTCTGCATCAGTGAGGAGTTGGAGACGGGCGACCCGGAGTGGTCAGGCTTCAACGCAAGCTGGAAGAACGCGCGCACGGACATGCGTCCCGGCAAGAAGATGGCGAACATGATCGACGGCGGTCCTTGGAAGCGGTTCGCTGAGGCTGAGCGCGCATGCGAGGCGACCCTCAAGCAGTTGAGGCAGAA